CTCCCAGGTCACAAAAGCAACAAGTTAATAAACAGCATTTTACAGTTGATTCTGTGAAGTGCTGTTTTTGTTTATATACCCTATTGTTAAGGAAAATTGACCCAAAACAGCCAAATGTGCGAAGTTTATACGCACGCCTTCACACAAAAGATTTGAAACTAATTTGAAACCGTATTTGAAGCTAATTTGAAAATCATTTGAAACTAATTTGAAAATGGAGGTGACATGGCAAATTTGAAACTGGTCATCAGAAAAGGCCAAACAAAAGAAAATGGCGAATGCGTTATTTACGCTCAAATCACTCATCGGGGTAGTGCGGAATGGATATCTACCGGTATCTATGTCCTGCCTCAAAACTTTAAAGCAACCCGCGTATATAGTGGTAAAGGTGGCGATCCAAATGCTGGTATGAAGAATATTCAACTTAATGAGATTGTAACCAAGTATGAAAGAAAATTACTCAATCTGGGAGAAAAAGCGAACTCTTTAGATGCAAAGGTTATAAAGAACTTTCTTTTGTCCCGAAGTGAAGTGTTTTGCGTGACCGACTTCTTTGAATACACCAAGCGTCGCATTAAGGATCTGGAAGAAATGGGAAGATCTGGCTCCGTCGTCCCACTAACTAATACGTTACATCGTATGCAAGAGTATCATCCGAAACCTTTGGACTTCTCCGAGATCACTGTATCCTTTTTAGAGAAGTTTATTGCCGATCAGCATAAGCAAGGAAAAAAGAAAAATACGATAGCCCTTTATCTCCGATACATCCGATCTATGTTTAATTCAGCGATCGACGAATACAATTCCAACCCGGCCGATCCAGTGATAACGAACTATCCTTTCCGCCGACTGAAGATAGAGAGCGAGCCAACAAAGAACCGAAATTTATCAATTGAGATAATCCGGAAGATCAGGGATGCAAAACTTCCTACGTCAAAGATGGAAATAGCCAGAGATATATTCATGCTTCAAATATATCTTATGGGTATAAACACGAAAGATTTATTCTATATGAAGAAAGAGTGTATAAAGAATGGCCGGTTACAATTCAATCGTTACAAAACCGATCGGTTCTATAATATGAAAATAGAACCGGAAGCCGAAGCTATTTTGGACAAATACGAAGGGCAAAAATATCTTCTTTGGTTCGCTGATTACTGTCTTGATGAAAGGGAGTTGAATTATACCCCACATACTCGTAGATCAGAATTTCAGTATGCCAATTCAGAAGCCTTCAATAAGATGCTAAATCAACAGCTTCGAAAAATAGCCGATTTATTAGAAATTGAAACAGATGGAAATCTTACAACCTACTTTAGTCGGCACTCATTTGCCACTCTCATGCGTGAGATAGGCATAAGCAAAGATGACATTTCAATTTGTTTAGGCCACCGGGAACCGGAACATAATCTTATTACAACGGGTATATATATTAATGAAGATTATCGGAAAGCTGATATTGCCAATTGGCTTTTTATTGATGAGTTAAACAAAAAGGAAGAGAAAAACGAAAACAAGATAGCGATATGAACAGCCGGGGTGCGATTTCCCCGGCTTATTCGTAAGCTTTTCGAGCCTTTTGCCAACAACTGATCCTTGTTCAAACTTTGCGTTTTTATATCCACGATCAATACTCCTTTTAGCCCTGATACACCTTCTTTTTTTAGCTTCTTTAAGAAATAGTGAAGCCAGCATGTCATATCCTGAATCCGAATCTACGTCAATAGCAATCACTAAATAGCCGTTATCGGTAATAGCAGCTTTTTCACAGGTGAATCCTGTGATAGTGTCGATATATTTATCTGCGCCTGTTATTTCTGTTTTACCACCTCCGCAGGAAAAGGCGATAATGATTGTCATTAAAAAATAAAATTTTCTTCATGCTACTTATGATTTAACTTGTTCTTTAATTCGTATCTTTGCCTTAAATACCATCATCTATGATAAATATGATATTTGATTTTTGGATAGCTTTTACAGTTACATGTTCGATTATAGCAGGGGTTTTGCTATTTATCTTTGTAGGTGCTGTTGTTCGCTGGCTGAGTGAAAATGATGCTCATTGATTATTGGCAGCGTTTTCTGTTAACTTTTTAGTTCGACTCTCTATTAACGGGAGGCAACTAAAATCAGGGAATAAATTCTTTACATCTTCAGGTGCGGCGATTGCTGGTTGAATTTCTGTGCCTTTAAGAATTAGTTCCGATATGTTTAAGATAGAGTTTTTGATTCTTTCTAACTGTTCGTTATCTTCTTGGTTAAAATGCTCTTGTTGAATAAGTTTGGCTTCCTGCTCTATGACTATGTCAATTTGAGCTTTATTTAATCGTTTTAATTCCTCTAGCATTTCATTTCTTGCAGAAGCATTTCTATAAACTTCATAAGCGCTTCTACACTCTATTGTCTTTTTTGCCACAACTGCTCCTGCCCAAGCTAAACCTGTAAAAAGTAATAAAGCTGTACCTACTTTTATTACACACCAAAATGAACCGTGATCAAATTGTACGATTTCAATTTTGCCTCCTTCGTATTCACATATAACGGTAGAAAAAGCAAGTCGTAATTCGTTTGCTACTTTATTAAGTACGTCAAAATTACTTATTTGAGGAAGTTTAATATTAACAGTCTCCTTGTCTTGTTCATTTGGAACATATCCATTTATCCAACGATCCATTAATTCGACAGCTTTCTTTAGATCTGCTATCGTTGATAATGTATTTTTGCGTTTGTCAAATAAAATGGATTCACTGGATGAAGCTACTACAATAGGGTAAATTGACGAGTCATTCAATTTTATGAATTTTATAGATAGTAGTTTATCTAAAGCTATTTTCAATTTATTCGCATTGTTTATTCTGAAATTATCAGAAAACTCCTCAACGGTGACAGTCTGAATATTGCTCCACGCAATATTCAATGCTTGTTTAATATCAATTAGTCTCATAATTTATGATTTATGTGTAGACTCCATGTGTATTGATTGAATTTCATGACTAAAACCTTTTGACTGCTCCTAATACTTGGAATATTGTTCTAATCATTTTTGCAGGAAGTGGTTGTGGAGAATACTCAGATGATTTATTTGAAGGAATAAGAGTATAAGAATCATCTGTTTTTCCCGCCCCCAGCCTCTTAATAGTACGCATTTCGTTTGTTGTTACGATGGCATACACTTCTCCGAGTAGGAGAAAAGATGTATCTTCTACTTTTTTTAAAGCTATTATATCGCCATGATTAATTTCCGGTTCCATAGAATGACCGGTTACATTACACCAGCAATCTGCATTATTATATTTTTGGAAATCTATTAGATATTCAGGGTTTATAGTTTGGTCGTTTAGAGCCAAGTCAAATCCACCGATGAAATCCACATTATAATACGGTACTCCTTGAGTGTAGCTTATTTGGGGTTCTTCTTCGTCGTTGCTATGACTTAACATTTCTCCTAAGCCTGTTACAAGCCAGTTTATATTTAAATCAGGGCAAGCTGTAGCTATTTTTTCTATGGAATCTGCATTGAATCCAGTTTTCTTAGCAATGGAACCACGTGATAGACCTGCTGACTCTTCAAAGGCTGTTTGACCAAGACCTTTAAATTTTAAATATTCAATGAATCTTTCTTTTGTTGTCATCTTTTTATTTATTGCTGATATAATTCAGTATGTTTGTATCGGAATCAAGTTGCGGATGATCCTGACTAAATTGTTTAACTGTTCCCGTAAGGGACTATATGGCGACTTCCTCAAACCGCAACTCTGGGGTTGTCGTCTTTGCTTTACCACTATGGATGACAATAATAAACTTCCGTATCAACTTGCATCTGAAGAATCAATCTTTCAGTTAAAATTGTTATTATATAAAGCTGATTTATATTCCATTAATCAGCAAGAGTTATTTAGAAGGAAACAAGATGATATTATTTCTCAATGTTTCCATATTCGTGGTTGTATTGTAGTCTTTTATTGACTCCAGGAGCTACTTTGACGCTTTTTCTAAAGAAAATGCTCATGATAATTAGTATTAGATTGTTGATAACGAGTGTATTAGATGATTTAGTCTTACCTCCTTTTGGGACGACTCATTTCGATTACATTGAATATTTGTCGTACATCAGCTAAATGCAAAATGCGGTCAGGATAGAAACTATTCAAGGAGTGTATCGTGATGGTGCAATTCTTAACATCGTGATCGACAATTCTCTTTACGAGGACCCCCTCCTTATGAACAATAACAAAATCCCATTTTCTAATATGTAACTTTGAATCTCTCCATAAATTTCTTTGTATTTCCCTACATAATAGACGATCGCCCTCTTTGTAGGCTTCGTCAGTTCCATCATCCATACTGTCACCTTTCATCTCAAAAGCAATGTAATGCCCTTTTGCTTCCTGGTCTATAATAAAAGGTATTTTAGGTAAAGACTCTATGTATTCTGTGTCTGCATAGCCACATAAATAACCGGCATGTGCATATTGATTTACTAATGGCACGTATATAATGTGATCAAGGGCTAAAGGCTTTGCTTCAGCCGTTTTATTAATATTAGGTTGTTCTTGTGATAATATTTCTCCACTACCGGCATAAAGCCATTCAAAATTATACTTCGGGAATCTATCAATGATCTTCTGACAAGTAGCTCGAGATGGATTTCTTTTTTCATTAATAAGGCGAGTTATTGTAACATTGTTATTGATCCCTATCGCTTCACTAAATGAGTTTTTGTTAAACCCTTCTTTATCCATGATATATTGAACTCTTTCCCAGCCTTCCATATAAATGTATATTAACTTTATACTAACAGTTAGTATATTTGCATCGTCAAACAAATGATAACGTTATCATTCACAAAGGTAACAAAAGCGGTTTGATTGGCAATAGTGCGGACACATTAAAATGTTTGCTATTGAACAGTTCTTTGACATGATGATGCAAATATTAATTATATGACTTATGAAAGAGAGAGTGTATACAATCGAAGTTACTTGTATTATAACTGCCAATTCAATAGAACGTGTCGTTACTATTGATGGTATAGACAAGTTTAGAGATAAACGAGACTCTTCAATCCCAGTTTCGGATGATGACCCAATTAGGAAATTTGAATTGTTTTTAATGGGTGAACAGTCCGAGTGCCGTGGTTAATGAGGTATTATTGAATAATTTCATTGTTTCTGGTAAGATGTAGATAATATTTTTACCAGAAACATTGGAGTTATTGACTAGTATATTTGATATTAAACTCATTTATTTTTTTGTGAGTTTTTGATATAGATCAAATGTGTTGTTAGCGTATGAAGTGAGAGAACCTTTAGGTTCGTCTGCATACCCATGTAATTCATCTAAATCCGTATAAATATCAACAAGTGAGTTATAGGCTTCCTTATACTTTGACGGGTAATCATTTAATTGTGTGACTGTTTCTTTTAATTTTTGCATATCGGCAGTTAGGGTCTTTAAACCATCTTCAAGATGAAGAACTCTGTAATGATCAGCAAGAGCTTCGTTATAATCTGAACAATATTTCCCGTCATATTTATTATCATAAATGGCAGTGCTCCATATTTTCTTATATGAATCAATGTATATGGCGCAACGAGCTTTTGCACTTTCTACTTGTGTGATTGTCTCTGAAAGTGATTGTTTATATTTTTTATCATTATTGCATGATGATAAAATACAAAATAATAAGATTGAAAGAAAAAATATCTTTTTCATGATATCCGAATTTTATGATTTATTTCTTTGACAGGTTCTCAATAGTCCTCTGCTGGCTCTCTATGATAGAAAACAGGCGTTCGGGGGTGATAGGGGATGAATTGTCAGCATCAGATTGATTTCTAAACATGCTGCCTTTTTCTCTAAGGAGCCAATCAGGATTAATATCTTCTATACTGTTTAGTATTAGTAGTACGGGCTCTATTCCAAAACTTTCACCTGCTCGCATTAGCTTGCGAACATATACCTCTGATTTACTTATTAATACTGATGCCTCTTTTACGCTGATACTCTTTGCTTTAAGTATCTCGGCAAATCTTTCGTTTATTGTCATATAGTTAAAAATGCTAAATAGTGTAATATTGAATACTGATTAGTATATGATTGATACTAAATAGTATTATATTTGCATCATGATAACGTTATCACAGAACAAAGATACGAGATTGATTTAATAAAGTAAATAATACGAACACATTAAAATACACGATTATGACACGATCTTATGAAATAGCACTCGCAGAACTCGAAAACGCAAGAACCGAGTTAGAAGCATTGAGCACGATCAGCGAAGAAGAAGCCTGCTATATATATAATGTAGACAGCAAGCATGAGATTGTGAAAATAATCTCAGAAGATATAGAAGCTCTCGAAAGAGAAGTAGAATATCTCACCCCAGAGATTTACGAATACGATTACTAACATATAAACACACACACGATTATGAAAACGAATTTTAGACACAAAGTATTTTGTATGGCTCACGAGTTAATGAAAGCAACAGGTAAGGCGTTCGCAGTATGTCTTTCTCGCGCATGGGCTTTATACCGTCTCACAAGACAGATGCATAAGGGCGTTGTAACCTTTGCCTACGAAAAAGCAGACGGCTCACTTCGTAAAGCAAAAGGCACTCTCAAAGATGTTCAGAACCTTATCAAAGGGACTGGTTTAGAAAACTACAAAACCGTGAAGTACTTCGATATAGAAGCAAACGGATTCAGAAGCTTCAAAGTAGAAAACTTCATAACGGCTTATTAAGCCCGGACGGGTGGGCGTAGAGAATATCTCACCCGTACCACTTCTGTTAGTTCTTTGACGTATTGGGACCGCTTATTGATTTATCCGATAGACACGGATCGTTGGTAAGTAGTATCATATGAATAAAACGTGAGAGCGGGTCGCCGCTATGACCACGTAAGGGTATGATACAATAAATACAAGCGCAAGCCTTCTAAAGGTGTCCTTTCGGTGGTTGGTAAACAAAACCGTCTTGTGCTACAACATATAGCCCGGCATCATGCATGACGCTGCCGATCGGATCGGTTGCTGGGCACAAATTAAATCACACGCTTATGAAAAGATTCTATTTCTATTCGAGGGTGCAGATACTTTTCTTCGTCTGCACAGTATTGATGTCGGCAACCTGTTTTGTTGGCATGTTCTTTAACCCGATTCACGCCTTGCTTTGTGTGATGTCGGTTATCCTCTCAATAGCTATTTACAGAGAAAAAAGATGGTAAACTATTAATAATAATGCATATGGAAACTAAAGGTATTGAAGAAATGACAAGAGAAGAACTTATTGAATTGGTGTCCTCTCTAAATAAAGAACTTGAAGGCATGAAAAGAGACCTTGAATTGTATAAAGGCTGGAAAAACGAAGAAGAGAAAGGTCGCATTCTGGCAGAGAAAAAGATATTGGCTGCAAAAGCTTTCTTTGAAGTTGTTTAATTCGTTTTGTGTTTAGGTTATCAAAAGCTGCCGGGTGAAAGTCCCGGTAAACGGGCGGTTATGTTTCGTGGGCTGAAACTATGGTGAGTTGCACCAATAATCCATGAGGCCGGTTCGACTCCGGCACCGTCCACAATCATTTTAAATTATAATTTATGGCAACAATCAGAGAAATTATTTTGAAGGCGAAGCCTGGTAAACCCAAGGCAATTCCATTGTCCGAAATATCGGATGTTATGGGATATCGTTCCGAGGCACTTCGTATTAATAACGAGTTGAGAAAAGAAGGGATTGTGACGAAAGACGGTAAGCCGCCTTACACGATTTCCAGAAATAGCAGGGTCGGTTTTCTCTATATAGTCAATAACATCGAGAAGACTTAATTCCTTCAATACACACGATTATGAAAGTATTTATCGAGTTAACGCCTGAATGTGACATCACAGCACAAATGTACGCAGTCGGGTATGAAAAAAAAGAGATTGCCGTATTGAAGCATCGTGCAGTAAGCACGATAAATAACCAACTTCAAACGGCATTTTTAATTTTGGGCGTTCGGAATGGGAGAGAGCTGGCATTAAAGTTGGCCGAGAGGATATCGGGTATTCGATTGGCACTGAATTTTTCTCCGGCTATGAAATCAACTATTGCTTGTATTCTTTTGATTATTATTTGTTTAGATGGTTATTTAGATATGAAACAGCAACGAATCCGAATCCGTTCTAACGCCAATGTAGAATTTATAGCCCGCATTCGTGTAAGAACGAGAGGGCGAGATATACCATTAGTAGTATGACACTCGAAAATAGAATGTACTCTCCTTTAGAGGTATTGGACATCGCAGAACAATACGCAGAGAGTAAATCAAAAAGACTTATTACAGAAACGGTTCGTACCACTCTTAGGACGATCGGTATCCTCAAGCCGACAATGAACCGATCAGAGGCGGAACGCGAAGCCGGTTCCCGCCGAAAGGTGGCCAACGCTCTTAAAAATGGTTCACTGCGTTGTGTGAAAAAAGGACGAAACGTAATTATCAACCGTGATGACTTCGAGTCATGGCTGAAAGAGAATGAATTTAACTAACCTGTGAAGGCTGTTTATTAATAAGTTGCTTAACCGGATTGTCCGGGGTGGTCTGAATGTTTTCTCCTTGTCAAGCGAGACTGGGCCGGGTTCGATTCCCGGAGACTGACGATATTTAGTATTAACATTAAAATAACACGATTATGTCGCTTATTAAAAAATCAAACGAATTAGTGATACCATCCACCGTAAAGATGATGATTTACGGTCAAGCAGGCATGGGAAAATCAACAGTAGCATTGAGTGCACCGAAACCGCTATTGTTGGATTTTGACAACGGAGTCAAGCGTATGAACATGGCACATTTGGAAAATATAGATACTGTACAAGTCACTTCTTGGAATGATATCCAACAGGTTTTGCAAGAAGATTTGTCCGCCTATCAGACAATAGTCGTAGACACCATTGGCAAGATGATGGATTCCATTATTACTTATAAATGTGGCAACCGGCAACCATCCATCAGGGATTGGAGCGGTATCAATGCTGAGTTTTCATGGATGATAAGAACACTCTCAAGCCTGAACAAACATATCATCTTTGTCGCTCACCGTGATACAAGAAAAGAAGGTGACGATACAGTGTTCATTCCTGCCTTGCGTGAGAAGTCTTATAATTCAATCGTTACCGAGTTGGATTTGCTTGGCTATCTTGAGATGAAGAGCGAAAGAGGTATCCAAAGACGTACTATCACTTTCGATCCGACTTCAAGAAATGACGGTAAGAACACCTGCAATCTCCCTTCAGTTATGGAAGTGCCTATTATCGTTGATAAAAACGGTAATCCGACAGCAAAGAACGACTTTATCGCCACTAAGATTATCAATTCATATTTAGGTATGCTGGCTGCAAAGAAAGCGGCACAAGAAAAGTATGATAAGGTGATAGAGGAAATCAAAGAAAGTATCGAGTTTATAACTGATGCCAAGTCCGCTAATGAGTTCGCCTCTCATATTAATGAGTTTGAACACGTTGGGAGTTCTTTGATGAAAGCGAGAAGCTTGTTTGCTGCAAAGGTGAAGGCTTTGGGACTGGTATTTGACAAGGAAACTAAGACTTATTCAGATGCAGCCTAAATACAAGAAATGTATCCGATGTGGTAAGGAAAAACCATTTGGCGAATTTCATAAAGATAAGAACTCGCCAGATGGTTTACGGGAATATTGTAGAGAGTGCCTTTCTATTATGAGAAATTCCCAAAACAGTATTGAAGACTATGAGGGTGAAGAATGGAAAGATATAGAGGACTTTAAGGGGATATATTTCATAAGTAATTATGGACGTCTAAAGCATGCATTAAATCCATTGTACCATACATTAAGAATTCCTCATCCTACATCTAATGGATATTTACGATTGGTATTGTCTCATAAAAACAAAAGAAAAACGGTGTCTATTCATAGAGAAGTTGCCAAAGCGTTTATTCCTAATCCAAACGGTTATGAAACGGTAAATCATAAGGATTTAGACAAAACTAACAATAAGGTTTCTAATCTTGAATGGCTTCCTATAAAAGATAACATAGTTCATGCAAGAGAGAATGGAAAGAATAATAGGAAGCCTATAATTCAATTCGATATGCGTGGAAATATTGTTCGAGAATGGGAATCAGCTTGGGCAGTTCAATTGGAATTAGGTTTTTTCTCAACCCTTATATCAAAGTGTTGCAGAGGGAAAATGAAAACGTATAAAGGATATAAATGGAGATTTAAGCAATGAATAAAATATCTTATAGGATTTATCCTACGATTCTTGATTCTTACTTCAATTACCTTAATAGCGACATCATATATGAGCGTTATTATGGGTGGAGTGAGAATCCACCATGTACGGAAGAAGAGTTCCGGCAGAAGCAGTTCCAGGAACTGATAGACCGCATCAACCGAAAGCCATTCGACAGCGAAGCGGCAGACAAGGGAACAGCTTTTAATGAGGTTATTGACTGTATGATTGAAAATCGGAAATCCGAAACTGTGCAGGTTGAAAAGGTATATAAGGTAATACGTGAAGGAGCTTGTGACGAAACGGGTAAACCTTTGTATTACGATGAGGTTCAGACCAACGAGGTTATAGGTTTGAAAGCTACCTATAATAATCGTACTTTTATTTTCCCAATCTCACTTTGTCGTGAGTTCGCTAATTACTACAAAGGCGCATTGACTCAGCAACGGGTAGAAGCCATTCTGCCGACGGTTTTCGGCAATGTCCTTGTCTACGGAGTGATTGACGAACTGATGCCTACCAGTGTTCACGACATCAAAACAACCGGCAGTTATACTGTAGGAAAGTTCAAAGAACACCATCAGCACATTGTTTATCCTTACGCTCTTATGCAGAACGGATCGGACGTGCGGACGTTTGAATATAATATTGTAGAATTTAACAAAGGCGGTTATGTAGTAGATACCTATACAGAAACATATGTTTTCAACTCAGAACGTGATATTCCTATTCTTACTAATCATTGTGAGGAATTTGTTCGATTCTTAGAAGAAAACAGAGAACTTATAACTGACCACAAAATATTTGGAGAAGAAAACTAAAATGGCAAATCAATTAACTGGAAAGATTCTCTATATCTATCCTTCGCAGCAGATACCATCTAAAGACGGTTCTAAGACCATCGTAAAGAGAAGTATAGTAATAGACTGTACACGCTTTGACCCCTATACGGGCGAGCGTGGTTTTGAAAACACTCCTATGTTGGAGTTCATCGGTGACAGATGTGCCGAACTTGACAAATACCAAGTCGGGCAAATAGCCACCATCTCATTTGACGTGCAAGGTACGCGATACCGCAACAAGGATGGTGCGGAGCAAATATTCACCCGTGTACAGCCTTACAGAATAGAAGCAAGACAGGTACAGCAACAACAAACTGCACCCGTTCAACAACCAACGCCCCAGCCGACTTATCAGCAACAACCGCAGAACTTTCCACCACAAGTTGATGCGAACGGTAATGCAAAGGACGATTTACCGTTTTAGCGTATGATGATAAATATATGTGCTCTATTAGTAATGGCAATATCATTATTAATAGATTTCAAGACAAAAAGAGAAGATAGATACATTGTGTCTGCCATGTATATAATAATCGCTTGGCTAATGTTGATATATAGTAAGCTATCATGATTTTTGACTTGAAGAATGAATACCAAATACCCAAGTTCAAGGAGTATGTAAACAAGCTGTTTAGTGAGCGTGCAGTAGTGGAAGTGAAGAAGAAACTACCTAACCGCACGCTTGCACAAAATTCTTATTTGCATCTTCTTTTAGGGTATTTCGGTAGTGAGTACGGTTGCAGCCTTGATGAAGCCAAAATTGATTTCTATAAGAGGACTTGCAACCGTGATTTGTTTGAACGCAAGGCGGTCAACAAGAAAGGCAAGGAAGTAACCTATTTACGTAGTTCTGCCGAACTGACAACGGGTGAAATGACTTTATCTATTGACCGCTTCCGTAATTTTGCAAGTAGTGAAGCTGGAATATATTTACCCAGTCCAAACGAAAGAGAGTTTTTAATACATATCCAGCAGGAGATAGAAAGGAATAAAGAATTTTTATAAAGTTATTCTTATGGAGGAAAAATGGAAAGATATACCCAAGTATGAGGGTGTATATCAAATATCTACTATGGGTAGAATAAAAGTAACAAGAAATGGGGATGAACGAATATTAGTCGGTGTATTAGATAAGTCCACTGGTTATAGACGTTTTTCTTTATACAAAGACGGTAAAGTTGAAAGAGCTTATGTACATAGGCTTGTAGCGGAATCGTTTATTCCTAATGCTGAAAATAAACCCGAAATTGACCATATCAATACAATTAGACATGATAATAGGGTTAAAAATTTGCGTTGGGTAACAAGGAAAGAAAATAGAAACAACCCCATATCTTTAGAACATCTTCGTGTTGCATTTACAGGTGAAAATAGCCCTCACTATGGTAGGAAAAGGTCGAAAGAAACGAAAAGAAAGATTTCGGAAGCTCTAAAGTCAAGCTCATTAAATCATGGTCGCACAGGAGTTCAGTGTAAAAACTCACAGCCTGTATCTCAGTATGATTTAAAAGGCATCTTTATTGCTGAATATGCAGGGCAAGCAGAGGCAGCAAGAATAACAGGAATACATCAAAGTGATATATCCAACGCTTGCAACGGAAAGTTAAGTGTTGCAGGTGGTTATTTGTGGAGAAAGACCCGCATGGATAAAATAGAGGTCAATATAGATTACAAAAAGTCCGTAAGAAACAGAGCCGTTTTACAATATGACAAAAGCGATAACTTAATAAAAGAATGGAGTTCTATCGCTGAAATATCTAAAGATTTAGGATTTAGAGCAGCTACAATACGAGCTTGTTGTAGCGGTCAGATAGCCGTTTCTAACGGATTTATTTGGAGATATAAATAACAGCACAAGCAGACATCTATTTGCCTGCCGCTAATGAACATCAAATGCTGATATATGCACAGCAAGAAATTGAACGTAACAAAGAATTTATTTAATCATGATAGAAACAAGAAAAACAGAAAAACGGTACGTGACATCCGACCCGAAGAAGATGCTCAATATGTACCTTGCAAAACGTGTCCTCAAAACATGGGAAGAGTCTTTTATAGATGAAGATACCGGTGAAACGGTAAACATTGAACGTAATGAAGTTCTTTTTGATCGTGGTTCTCTGATAGATCAAGACCTATTGGCAAAAATTCGTTTCAGTATGGAAGCGGATGGCATTAAAGAAGTGGAAGTCAGTAGCCAGAAGCGTTTAGCTTTTGAGAACGAAAACAAGTTCTTATATCCATATCTTGCACAAGCGCAGATAGGTGACAAGAAGTACAAATTCCTGCTTTATGCTACCGGCCTGGAAAATGTCTGCCTTATTTTGAGAGACTACATTGAACTTAATTATCAATCGGGATTCACCTTAACGATGGCAAAGGAGTTTGATTCATGCGTTATTCTTACCGATAATCTGAAAGAGCGTAAAGTCGATGACGCTTCGATTGCTTATCTCAAAAATGAAATCACAATGGCAGAGTACGTTGACAAGATGGACGATGAGACCGAGGATAGTGATGAAGAATCTAAACCGGATGAAAAGAAGTTCTATCAGATTGAAACGAAAATCACATTTGACGAAGAACAACGTACTCAAACATTCGTAGTGAATACTTTTAATGTTGACAGGGCGATGATGCTTATTACCCACTACCTCAAAAACAAAGAGGATGAATGTGAGAAACAAGCCAAAGAAAGGGGACATGAGTTCAATAAAAGAGAAATCCATGCGGCCATTGAATCCGCTAAACCTATCCCAGTTGGGCGGTTCATTCCAAAAGAGTTCTCGATGGCTTATATGGAATAACTTTGTTACCCCTGCCCGTCCTGTCTGTAAAGATGGAACGGGCGAATTGGGATAGTAAGTTTAATTGGTAAAACAGGGCGAGATATGGGCATTCACTTGCAGGTTCGAATCCTGCCTATTCCTCAACCCTTTATGAGAAAAAATCCACTTTAGTCCGAGAGTAAGGCGAAGATAGCGCAGGGATTCATCCGCGCGGCATCGGTTAGCCGTTGACTCTATCTGAAAGATGACATGAAATCGGATAGGATTAGGAATGTTGTTTGTGCCCCGGAGAATACGCTTCGGGGCTTTTAATTAGTAAACTATGAATGAAATATTAGCAGGTATGATTTGTCCCTATTGTGGCAAGCCTACCGAATACGTGGATAGTTCCATAATCTACGGACGTTCCTACGGCATGATTTACCTCTGCCGTGATTGCAGGGCTTACGTAGGTGTCCACAAAGGTACAGACCAAGCATTAGGCCGTTTGGCGAATGCAGAGCTGAGGGAAGCAAAGAAAGAAGCCCACTTCTATTTTGACCAGATCGCCAAAACCAGTCTTATCAATAAGATTTGGAAGAAGCACATTCCCAATACATCAAATAGAAATAAAGCTTATTTATGGCTATCAAATCAACTGGGCGTACCACGTGAAGTTTGCCACATAGGGATGTTTGATGTGGAGGATTGTAAACGAGTTGTTGAATTGTGTAAACCAATAGTAGAATGCCGTACTACATAAAACGAACAAAGGCTAAAAAGAAAAAAGACAAGCCCCAACCTCTGTTTGATAAAGCAAGGGTAACAGTAAAGAAAAAGCCGGATTTGAAAGCTAAACTCGACAAAGAGTTTTCCTTTTTTATCCGGCTTCGTGATTGTATGCCGAATGGTTTCTTCCGCTGTATTTCATGTGGGCAGATAAAACCGTTCGGGCAAGCGGATTGCGGTCACTATTTCAGCCGCACACATCTGGCTACTCGCTTTGACGAAAATAACTGTCATGCCGAGTGCCGGTACTGTAACAGATTCAAAGCGGATCATTTGGAAGGTTATCGGGTGAATCTGATAGCTAAAATCGGGCAACAAAAGTTTGATTTACTGAAAATGAAAGCTGCCAGTAGTTCAAAGTTTACCGATTTTGAGTACGAACAGCTAATCAAGTATTATAAGGCACTTAATAAGAATTTACGAAAGGAGAAAGGATTATGAGTTATGTATTGCGTGATTACCAACAGAAAGCATCCGATGCAGCCGTTTCTTTCTTCAACAATAAGGCGAAGAAAACAAATGCCATCATGGTATTGCCTACAGGAAGCGGAAAGAGCCTTATCATAGCGGATATAGCAGCAAGACTTGACGGTCATACCTTGGTGTTTCAGCCAAGCAAGGAAATACTCGAACAGAACTTCAAAAAGCTATGTTCATACGGTATTCTTGATTGTAGCATCTATTCGGCTTCTTTCAATTCAAAGGAAATAAACCGGATAACATTTGCTACTATCGGTAGTGTTAAGGCTCATCCCGAACTGTTTACTCACTTCAAGAATATCATCGTTGACGAATGCTTTACTGGAGAAACTGAAATTCTCACCGAGAAAGGATTTATCAGATTTGATGATTTGGGCAAGGATTTAAAGGTTGCTCAGTTTGACAATGGGATTATTTCATTTGTTAATCCAATTCGTCATATACAAAAGTTTCATGATGGGGATATGACGTCTTTCCATATAAAAGATGGAATAGACATACCAATGACTAATGGACACATGCAGGTGTTTTGGAAAGATGGCTTCGGATATTTTAAAGAGGAAATATCTAAGGCTTATTTTGGAAACAAAAGAAAGATACCCGTATCAGGAATATCAAACATGGAATCTAAAGAACTATCAGATTTAGATCGGTTGTATATTGCAGTTCAAGCAGATGGTAGTATTCATAAGCGTTATGATAACTACGTTACTATTTCCTTTACGCTAAAAAAAGAAAGAAAAATTAGGCGATTATTTCAACTTTGTGAATCTGCGAATATCCCGATTAGCGAAGTTAAATGTAACCATGCAAAGCGGTTCATGGTAAAGATGCCAAAAAGGACAACAAAAGATATAACCAATCATATTACATTCCCAATGTCAAGCAAAAAAGCAATGGAAGTAATTAAGGAGTGTGTTTTATGGGATGGTTCTGTCTTGAATGATAAAGGGCTATGTTATTATTCATCAACAGATAAAAAGCAAGTTGATTTCTATAATGCAGTTGCTTCAATATCCGGAAATAGCTGTTATGTATCCTATCAGGAAGGTAAACGCAGTAAAGAACATAATACCGTATATCGGCTATTCATCCGAACAAATATGCAGTTAAAAGATACTCAACAAATGAAGACGCAACCTAATTATTACAAAGGTTATGTCTATTGTGTAGAGGTTCCATCTGGAGCTATTGTTGTCAGACACAAAGGATACACTTTCATTTCTGGTAATTGCCACCTTGTAAACCCGAAAGAAGGAATGTACAAGGATTTCTTTGAAGCTGTAAAATGCAAGGTTTTAGGGCTTACCGCAACGCCTTACAGACTCTCATCCAGTCGTGACTTCGGTTCTATGCTGAAATTCATCACCCGGACAAAGCCGCATGTTTTTTCAGAGGTCATATACCATGTGCAGGTATCAACTCTGTTAGATATGGGTTATCTGGCGAAACTGAATTATTATCCGATGAATCCTTCGGGGTGGAACGAACTCAATTTGAAGGTAAATACCACCGGTGCCGACTACACTGACAAGTCAGTTCAAAGAGAATATGAACGGATAGACTTTTACGGTTATCTCGTTCATATAGTTCAAAGACTGATGAATCCCAAAGCCGGAGGAAAACGGAAAGGCATTTTGGTTTTCACTCGATTTGTAAAGGAAGCGGAGCTGCTTACACAAAATATTCCAAATTGCGCCTATGTTACCGGAGAAACTCCAAAGAAAGAGCGAGAGAGAGTATTAGAAGGGTTTAAGGCAGGAAGAATTAAGGTCGTTGCTAATGCTGGCGTCCTTATTTGTGGCTTTGACTATCCCAAACTCGACACAGTCGTTCTTGCATCTCCTACGATGTCGCTTGCTCAATATTATCAAAAAGTGGGTCGAGTTATTCGTCCACACTCTGATAAAGAAGCGGCTTGGGTCATAGACCTCTGTGGAAATATCAAACGTTTTGGAGAAGTGTCTGATTTGCGATTGTTCGATAGGGGTAATGGTAAATGGGCTGTATTCTCTAAAGGGCGACAATTAACTAACGTAAGATTCTGATATTATGGATATACTAAGTATTATTGATCGGCTTCAGAAAGAGAGATGGGCGGATAAGATAACGCCGGATCATGTACCGGAAGTGAAGCTAATGAAAGAAATCCATGAGGAGATCGAGAAAGAGGCGAGGAAAGAGCTGAACACTCTTTATACTTCCGGAAGGATTGGGATTACGGAAACGATTAACTCAAGGGTTATTTATATAAAAGGGGGGTGATGTGAAAAGAGGACTAAGCAAACTTACACCTAAAGAGCTATCCATGTTGAATAAAACCATAAATGGAAAACGGATTGTCTCTTTTTACTCAAGGGATGGGGATGTGATAGACGACGCAATGCCTTCTTCCGATAAACTTAGAAAGTTTAAAGCCAAGCATGATATTATTTATGGGCTTGATGGAGCAGAAGTAAAACGATTGCCAACTGGAGGTAGAGCTATATTTCTTTTTGCGGAGAATCATGGGATAAGCTCCAGAATGAGGGGTGCGATTCGTGAAGAGACCATGAAGTTGAATGGTAGCGTAAAAAGAAGAGTATTTAATAGAGACGGCAGGGCCTGTGTTATGTGTGGAGTTTCTGAGAAGCTTTGCGTAGACCATATCCTACCAGTATCAAGGGGAGGTTTTACCGTATTAGATAACTTACAAGTTCTGTGTGAAAAGTGTAACTTGCAAAAAAGTAACATGACAATGGCAGAGTTTGAAATATGGAGGAATAAGCATGGCACGGCCGAAGAAGCAAGGGATTGACTACTTCCCGCTTGATGTTAGTTTTTTCTCAGATGTAAAGATCCGAAAAATCACACGTGGTTGCGGCGTGAACTCTACTTCTATACTTATTTGCCTGCTGTGTAACATCTATAAAGATAATGGGTATTACATTTTGTGGGACGAGGATTTGCCTTTTGTTATCGCTGACACGGTTGGGGTTTCCGAGGGCGCAGTAAAGGAAGTGATGTTAAAAGCTTTGCAAGTTGGATTTTTCGATCAATCATTATACGAGAGATATAAAATACTAACATCAAAAGGAATACAGAGCCGGTTTAAGGCGGCTGTTTACAAGCGTGAAGAAATTGAATATATCGCTGATTATTTAGTTTCGGATGTCCAAAACTCAATTACGGATGTCCAAAACGGAGTTAATGACACCGGAAGTACACAAAGTAAAGTAAAAGTAAAGAGAAAGAAAGATAGTAAGAAAGAATCTCCTAACGGAGATGAGAAAGAAGGCAAGCCTTCTTCATGTGCTCATCCAGATTATTTAAAATTTCAAGATTGGATAAAACGTAAAGCTCCGTTTTGTAGTAATCCTAAAAATTTTCCTGTGCAAATTACCGAAAGTGAGTTTTTTAAACTGAAAGCAAAATATACAGGACAAGAAATTGCAGATACCATTGAGCAAATAGAGAACAGAAAGGATTTACGAAAGAGATACACGAATTTGTATCGAACAGTATTAAATTGGGCAAAGAAAGAGTATGAAAAATAAATTAACTCCACACAACTTAGAAGCAGAAAAGGTTGTGATAGGAACCATAATGACAGAAAGAAATGCTTTATCAGAGGTTAGAGATATTCTTTCACCTGAATGTTTCTATAATCCCTTTCATAGATCAATCTATGAGACTATTCTAAAAATTGATGGTAGAGGGGAACGTCCGGATTTGATTGCAGTAGTAAACGAAATGATGAAATTAGGGAAAGTAGACATGCACAATCTCAGTCTTATTTCCCAATGCAACACGTTTGATCTTTATCAGCATGCAGCACTTTTACATGACAAGGAGAAGAGAAGGAGATTTATTGAGATAGGTAGTGAACTTATTTCGAGGGCATATTCAGAATCGGATGATATAGTGGATACTCTTTCTGAAGTTGAAGATAAACTCAAAAGTTTATTCCAGTCTTCAAAAAATAGTATATTTACTATCAAAGAGGCTGTAAATGAAGTAACGAAACAAATGAGTTTGAACGCTTCGGATAGTAGGCCTATCACCGGAACGCCTACAGGATTCTCCAAAATAGATGAGCGAAGTGGTGGGCTTCAAAAGTCAGACCTAATTGTAATAGCAGCCGATACATCTTCTGGTAAAACATCCCTTGCGATTGCTTTGACTCTTGAAGCTTCTAAAAACGGTCATGGCGTCGCTTTCTACTCAATGGAGATGAAGAAAGAGCAGATTGCAGCGAGGATGATCTCAATTGAATCAGGAGTTCCGGGAAATGAAATTATGTTTTCCCGTCTTTCTGTTGAGCAGTTCAATATGGTGGATAAAGGGATAGGTAAAATATACGATAAACCTATCTTTTTTGATGACAGGAGTACTTCTAATATTGATGTGATACTTGCATCTATCCGAACGATGAAATTGAAATATGGAATCTCTGGTGCTGTTGTAGACTACCTACAGATTCTTTCCGTCAATATGAAAGGCAGTAACACTGAGCAGCAGATGGGGGAGGTTGCCAGACGACTAAAAAACTTGGCAAAAGAATTGGATATTTGGATTATAGCGTTGTCTCAGCTTAATAGGGATAATATAAATCCAGTTCCTACTCTTGCAAGATTAAGAGCCAGCGGACAGATTGCTGAAGCAGCAGACATAGTGATACTTATTTATAGGCCCGAAATTTATGGAAAATATTACCCTGATCCATTTCAAAATTCGCCAACACAGGGTACTGCAATGCTTGATATTGCTAAAGGTCGTAATATAGGACTTGCAAAATTTCTGGTGAGGTTTGAGGCAAAAACAACACATTTCAAAGAATATGATGAAGGGTATAATCCTATCCCTTTTTCAGGGATGGCAGAGGAACAACCATTTTAATTTGACAACATGAAATTATACTACCACTTGCTTACAAAAGAACAGGCAGAGGAAACTCTAAAACTTCCAAACCACATATTTCAGAGAGAGCTAAAGCGGCCACAAGGCTGTAATTTCTCAGGGGCATTAGACAAAGAGTTGGGTCGCCCTTTTTTATTTCGGTCTGAAAAGGATCGAACTCATATCAATAACCAGTGCAAGGCTTGCCCTTGCAGAAAGGAGAGTTTATGACAATCTACCAGATACTTGATATCTTGATGCGAATGCTGAAGATTCCGGAGTTGAAACGCATCATGGAATTTCCGGAGAACTACAAATTGATCGGCACGCAAGCTGAGCAAAAAAAATATATCGGAAACGCGGTCGAGGTCGGGATGGCCAAGGCGTTATGTGAGGCTTGGGCAAGAAAATTAATTGCAGCATGAGAACCCCAATAACATATTACGGAGGCAAGCAACGAATGGCCGATACCATTATCTCTATGATGCCAGCGCATAAGTTGTATTGTGAGCCTTTCTTCGGTGGTGGGGCTGTTTTCTTCCGGAAGCCAAAAGCTGGGATAGAAAAATTAAAGAAAGGAGGCGAGAAATGAACACCCCTCAATTTACCTTGCAAGCCCTGTTCTTTGTTGTAAATACCTTCGCTTTGTGTTTTGTAGTCTATTTTGTATGTGAAATGTACAAACGAATGAACGACAAACTGGATCACTATCTGAACTATATGCGATACGTTTCCGATCGGAACGATACAATCTATATCAATCAGCTTCTAATGCTAAAGGACCATCTCATAAAAGAGGAACGATACGAAGAAGCGAAGAAAATAAATGAAGCAATTGACAATGAATTAAAAATACTGAAAGATAATGAATCTGAATGAATTAAGAAACAAGGCGTATAAAACTGCCTGCGATCACGGTTTTCACGACAAGGAATTGAACAACGAATATTTCCTTTGCCTTGTTATCAGCGAACTAATGGAAGCGGTTGAAGCTGATAGAAAGGGTAGACTTGGATTAAATTGTAAATCACTTTTTAAGAAGGATTACGACTGTTATCCCAATTTGGTGGAAGAAGAAAAACGGTTCAAGTGCGCATTTGAAAAGAATGTAAAAGATTCTCTTCCTGATGAATTCGCTGATATAGCTATCCGCCTTCTTGACCTTGCGGGCCTTCGCTCAATTGACCTATTGGAATTAGAAGAACCTTTATTTGATAAATTCAATATTATCCCTGAATTTGTTAACTGGAAATCTCAGCTTAAAGAGACGAGTTTTACTGAAAGAATGTTCTTCCTATGTTCTCTCTTAACAAGCGGAGAAAGTATAGAAGATGTTGTTAGATCATCCGTAGCGATAACATTCTTGAATGCTGATATATTGGAGGTTGATCTTCTTTGGCATATCAGTCAGAAGATGAAATACAACGAACTCAGACCTGTAATGCACGGAAAGAAATATTGATTAACAACTAAAAACACAAGAGGCAACGCCCCGAACCACCAGTAACGTCACCTCTCCACACGATTACAATGCAAATATACTATTTACTTTAAAATAATCGTGCATGTTTTCAGAAATTGCGGAAATAAAATCCATCAGAGAGCAGAAATCAAAGTTGTCAGCAAGGGAAAAAGAGCTAACAGAGCCTATATTGACTGACCTTGACATGATAGGAGCATTATATCGGTGGTTCCAAGAGATTATTTCTCAAAAGGAAACGTTTAGGGTAGGGAGTGTTACCCAGCGAAAGAAATTTATCTTCATCATCCTGTTTTTGTATTCTCCGAGTACATTAGCCGGTGGAAAGATGAAAAACGGACTTAGGAATAAATTGGCAGATGTATTAGGTGTAAACTCCCAGACTACTATATCCGATAACCGGAATAATCTGGTATTTTCTTACCAGCTATATAAGTATTTTCGGCAGGATGTGGACTGGATATATAGGGAGATGATGGAAAGGATAAAGCCGGGGGATTAGGACCGGCTTTTATACAAAATATTTTGAGTAGTACTCAAATGCATATTGGATTATTTTTGCTGCATCTAAATGTTCTAAGCAATTGTTATCTATCTCAACTATTCCATAGTTATTCAAAGGTAAAAAGTGATATCTGATTTCGTAGCAATTACAAATATCCGTATTTGTATGGGCTAATAGATGATTTGATAACTCGTAATCGCCAGGTTTAAATTTGTTTATCTCATATTCAGACAAAGATAAAAAAGAAGAGACTATTTCTTTACATTCATCGAAGCAAAAGTCATATTTATTCAATTTAAAAATTGAATATTTCATATCTTCGATAGAGCTAAACATCATCCTGATGAAATCAAAAACAGTTAAGCTGATATAAGATTGTGCGAATACTCTTCCAGAAGATATATTTATCTTTCTTGTATTAGAAATATTAGCATTTTTGTATTTTAATAATGTTCTAATATTTATAGATCCTTTTTTTACTAATTTTTCAATAATGCACTTTGCTGCTTTATGTGTTTTATGAGTGTTAATGCTAAGGCCAAGTTCGTCATGCTTATTAGAGTTTATACTGTTAAGTAGTATAGGTATATGGTTTAATATATTGTCTATATTATTAAAGTAAAAAATATCTTTGCTGTAAAATTTATCAATATAGCCATTGAAATCTACATCTATTCCGTATTTATTACTATAAATCCTTCTCACATTATCAATGTCACATATTATAATTGTTTTATCAAAACTGAATTTATTTTCCTCCTTGTATTCATAAAAATTCTCATGAACAGACAATATGTTTAAAATCCTAAAGATGTGTTCTGGATCAATCCTATCAAGATCATCAATGACTAAAATAGTTTGTTTGTTTTCACCTTTTAGCGATTCCAATAGTCCTCGAATCAACGCAGTAATTGTATTATCTTCATAGATAGAACCAATCTTTTCTTTAACTGCTGAAAGAAAAGATAGAATTTCTTTATATTGATCAGTGTTAAGGTCGTTCTTATATTTTTCCAATTTGTCTTTTAGCTTGGAAAAGAAAGGAATAATATCTGTTCCATATTTTAACTTTTCCGCTTTTTTTAAGATGCCAACTGCTAATCTGTCAAGGTTTTCCATGATGTACATTTGAGAACATGCCGAAAAGGAAAAATTTGTTTTCTCAAAATTGACACCTGTTTTCATAATAAGCTCAAATAGTATGCCAACTTTTATGTACTCAAATATATCTTCATTACTTGAGACTGAATATTGTACAGGTGTAATATAAATTGGTATATAATTGTTGTGATTATCAAAGAACTTATGAATGAAGTAAGTTTTTCCTATGCCGAATATACCTGAAAATATAATATTAGTATTACTTTCTTCTGCCAAAAATGATGCAAATCGATCTTTTTCTTTTTCTATGTCAATTTCCATATATAGTATATTAATATCTATAATATTATTTTATTCCTCCATCTTAAACTTCGTTCCACACTTCGGGCAGGTGATTAATCTTTAGTATGCCCATTCTCGTCAAAATCAAAAGGTAATTCCATTTGCCCAATCTGGCGCATTTTCATTTTTTTGAAGTTGTCACAGAACTGCTTCATGTTGTCAGATACTTGAAATAGAGTGATTACCTTGTTTATCTGTTTTTCAAGGTTAGGCTCCCCGATCTCAGGGGTCAACAACTGGTGGTATCGGCTAGTTCTGTTTCCAGATTCACTTTTGGGAGTTTTCTTCTTCAGTTCGTCAAGAACACCGTTGGGTAGTTCCTCATAAATGAACATATTAGTCCATTTTTCTATAATGCCCGGCCTTTTCTTTATGCCATTTACTGTAAAATCCCAACCGTTCAGTCTAAATAGTTCTTTATAAAACACATCGGGAAAACGCTTCTGCCATGGAAGAAGCTCTTCTGATATGTATGCCTTAAGTATTTTTTGCAATTCATCTTTTTCGCGATCGTATTGATAGCCGGTTGCTTCATCGACTAACGCGACAATACCAACCTTAGAGAATCCTAATAAGATTTTGTAGGCATTCTGCGGAACTTCTTGATTATCAAAGAAAGCGCCTCCTTGTGCTGCTTTGACGTATACATCACAAATATCAGCCAATAAAGTAGCAGGTATTCCTTCTGAATTATTATTTGCAGAGTTTATATAAGGTATTGGTTTTGAGATAATTACTCTTAATTCATCTGAAATGTATGGTTCTAAATATTTAGCTGATAAATATTCAGGAAGGAGAGTTCCTTCTTCTTTTTTCTTCTTCCAGTAAGCGCCTCCTCCTTTTATTCCTAACGCATTTGCAAGACTTCTATTTACCAATACCCTTGTTCCGTCTTCTAGTACAGCACATGAAATTTTTATACCGTTTAACTCAATTTCTCCGGAATATTTAGATTTTAATATTTTCTTTTCCTCCATAATATTTTCTTTTTTTAAAGGTTCTCCGCTAATTTCCTAATATCCTCCTTACTATTGATAACATGCATATCCTTACCGATCCGGACGGCTCCAACTACTTCGTCAGAAGACTTATCGAATAGCTTTGCCACAGGAACACCGAGGGCATTGGCGATTTTCTCCAGTGTTTCCAAGGTTGGGTTGCCATTGATAGCACGGCTTAGGCTCTCCCTGACCATCTGCATTCTATCAGCAAGTTCACTGATAGTAATACCTTGTTCTTTACAAATATCTTTGACTCTTATATTCATCTTATGATGTGATATTATATGTATAAGTACAAAAGTACTCTATGTAACCTATACAATCACGTTTGATTGATTAAATAATGTTAAATATCAAATATATTTTTATTTTTGATTTGCATATGTGATGATAAACGCTACATTTGCGTTATAAAAAATAACTTATAATATCACAGCTATAGTAAACGAAGACAACATGAACAACGAACTTGAAGCATTGGCAACAATGGCAGAAGCTGAAGCCTGTAAACTCTACAATGTAGACTACAAAGACGAGGCTATCCAGTACATAGTTGATTATTGGACTTGCATAGCTTGAAAACGAAGTAATAACAATTAAAACAAAAAAGCGATGAAAAGATATTTTGTAAACGGTAAAGAGATAAGCGAACAAGAAGCGAAAGCTATTGAGGTTGGAAACAAAGAGTATATGAGTAGTAAAGACTTTTCTCTTTGGGCAAAATGTGAGTTTGTAACAGTTATCAACGCTTAAATATACGATCATGGTAACAAAGATGATTGATGAAAAGAAAACATTGAAGTATGCAGTAGCATTCTACTTCTGCACATCAGGTAAGATAAACTTTATGTTAGGTAAGAAGATGTATCAGCATATAAATACTGTTTATGACCAAAGAGAAGATGGTAGAGGTTTCAATACTTGTGAGATCGTTTATAACTATAAGGCTCAAAAGTATGAGGTTCTGAACGTGGATACAGAGATAGGTGATAAAGAGATTACGATATTAAATGTTTAGCCAGCAGGGCGAAAGCCCTGCGCAATATAGAAGATTATGAACGTAAATGAAGTTATAGTTGGTTTGAGATACAGAGTATCAGGTGATTTAGCTAATGGTCACTATGCAGATGGACACCGCGCATATCGCACGATGATGTAGTAAGAGTGATAAAGAGAGTCACGGATACTCATGTGATTTTAGAATGTGGTCGTATGTTTATCATTAATGAAAATCTCAAAATAGAGAATTTTAATTTTTAATCCGGTAGCCTTCAGGCTACTACAATACACACGATTATGAGAGTAAAACAAGATAGGCATTGCAGTATGTGTAAATATTACCAGTGCGTGAATTTCTTTATGTATTGTACAAAACTGCAACACCGTATCAAAGCATCGAGAAAAAACGGTTGTAAATACTTTGAAAGCTATGAATAAGAGAGAAGCAAAAATATTGGCATTAGAGGTATTTGCTGAAAACGTAGATATCTTGATAGAGTCAGATAGAGTATCTGACGCAATTCGAACACCTAAAGACTGTGATCTAATTAACATCGCTTTTGATGAACTGGCTACCAGTATAAAGAAGAGAGCGGATAAATTGAAATCTAACGAACGTAAATCAAGGTGATTATGAAAGCAGATTTAGTTTTAGTTATCAGTTCAGAAGCCCCACTGATGAGACAACTGGGTAAAGTATTAGGCAAGTTATGCACCATGTATGACTTTACCACCATAGAGAGGGGTGAAAAGTACATCACGATACAGCATGATGAAACTGGGCTTATTGTGGCTTACACGAGTGAAGAAAGATTAAACATAAAAATGGATTAGGAATGAAGAATATATTAGAGTCTTTAAAAGAGAGTCTCAAGAGTGGAAAAATCACAATCAGAGAGGCTGCTATCAAATTGTACAAAGCAGGGTGGATGAATATTATAGACGTGGATAAAACTAAAAGATTGCTTGATTTATGAACTCAATAAATGAAAACGGTTGCAGCGTATGCCAATCCGGTAAAGAGAATTACACTAACTACACAACGAAGTTAGGTAGAAAAAAAGTGAGAATGTACCAGTACGACTACCGTACAGAATCAGATGAACTGTTTTCTTGTTGTGCACCTACCTTAGAGGCGTGCAGAGAAAAACGAGATAAATGGCTTAGTTCACGACAATAAGTCTATTGTCATAAATAACGATTGAAAATCTTTCGTTATCTTTGATAGATATAGTACTTTAGTGGTACTATCGCGGATTAGAGCAGAGGTTAGCTTGCTACTTTGACTTGGTAGAGGTCGTTGGTTCGAGTCCAACATCCGCAACTATGATTATTAATTAAAAAATGACACGATTATGAAGATTCTGACATTAAGTATTAAGCAAAAGTATTTTGATGAAATTTTAGCCGGTAAGAAAACTCACGAATATCGTGAGATCAGACCTACCAATGCAAAAAAATACATCACCTACCTTTGTGGTGGTAAAGAGTATAAAGCAGATGAAGAATTACCAGAAGAGGGTGAAGTCGAATTAAAGCCTATCCAGTACGATGCTATTAAGCTTCTTACAGGCGAATATAAAGGCAAGCGTCCGTATATTATCGTTGGGGTGAAAGCAGTAGAAGCGGTTATTCTCACTGATGAAAACGGTGAAGATATTACCTATGAATATCAAGGTGAAGAATATCTCGCTGCCCAAATAGATTATACTTTAGGCAAGGTATTAGAAATACATATAGAATGATTGTTTAATTTAAAATTGATTTGCTGAGTCGCAAGAAGAGTAAACAGAGTAGCCGGTCCTCGCCGGAACATGAACGGTGCAGGTGCCGGTGGTAGATTAGTAGCAAGAAGAGGAGGTGCAGCCGGTACCTCTCAGTTGGGATCACGCAGGCAGCGTTATGCTGACCTTCGTATTGCAAACGGTTTATCTGGCGGTTAACTATGAACAAAGTTGAACAAGCGGACCGGTATATAGACCTCATTCGGGTAAAATCGAATGAGACTTTACTGTTTTTATCACTGGGTAAGGATTCGCTTGTTCTACTTGATTTACTCTATCCGAAATTTGACCGGATTGTCTGTGTATTCATGTACTTTGTAAAGGATTTGGAGCACATTAATCGTTGGATAAACTGGACTAAAGCCAAATACCCAAAGATTGAGTTTGTGCAAATTCCCCACTGGAATCTGACTTATATTCTTCGTGGTGGATTGTATTGTGTGCCTAATTCTAAAGTAAAAATATTGAAGCTCGCTGATGTGGTGCAAGCCATGCAATTAATGTATGGTATTTATTACACCTTTTTAGGCATGAAGAAAGCCGATGGTATGAACAGGCGTTTAATGTTGAAAGGTTATGAAAAAAACGGTTATGAGAATAACGGTTTATGCTATCCTTTGGCTGATTGGAATCAGCGGGATATTCTCGCATACATGAAACAGCATAACCTTCCTGAACCTGTTCGATATTCATTGAAAGCAAGTTCGGGCGTTGGTTTCAATCTTGATTGCATGCTTTGGATGGAGAAAAATTATCCGCAAGACTTACAGAGAATTTACAAAGTTTTCCCTATGGCTGAAAGAATCCTTTGGGAAAACCGTAACAAACAAATTTAATAGGAGGATAGCTGAGTTAGAGGACGAAAGACAAGAGAACAGATTTATGCCCAAGCCGAAAGATTGAGCGAAGTGAACTGGAGAAGAAAAAAACACGTGGAGTAGTAGTTATGCAAACCGTAGGGCTAAACAATCTCGCGATAATCTTATTGCGAGGGCAGAAAAGAATACTCTTCGACAGAGGGGCTCTGGATTAAGCAATGGATAGTATGGAATTAAGTAAATACATCAGAAGTGAATCGGTGGAACTTAATCGTTCTGCCATTCATTTCGCTGATTATAATCCCCGAAAACTATCCGAGGAATCACGCAAGACATTAAAGCGTGGCATCAAGAAGTTCGGATTGGTCGGTGGAATTATCGTAAACAAGCGGACAGGGCTTACCGTAGTCAGCGGACACCAGCGTTTATCTGTCATGGATGAATTGCAGAAATTTCCTGATAACGACTACCGTATTCGTGTCGATGTCATTGATGTGGACGAACAGCAGGAAAAGGAGTTGAATATACTCCTAAATAACCCGAATGCACAAGGTACATGGGATTTCGATGCGCTTGCCCGTATTGTCCCCGATATTGACTGGAAAGATGCAGGGCTAACTGATGCCGACTTGAATATGATTGGCGTTGATTACCTCTTGCAGACTGAAGAAGAGGGTTCCATCGCTGACGCCCTGTCTGATATGATGGCACCTGTCACCGAACAAAAAGAATCCGAGAAAGCCGCCAAACAGTTGGAACGTGCCGAAAAAGTTGCTCACATGAAAGAAGTTAAGCAACAGGTTAAGGAGAACGCACAGAAGACAGCCGAGAACATAGATGCCTATGTCATGTTGTCCTTTGATACTTACGAAGCTAAAGCCGCCTTTTGTGAACGGTTTGGGTATGAACCCGATATGAAATTTATAAAGGGGGAAGTTTTCGATGAACAAGTAGAAAGAATTGATTAATTTTTAGGGAGGAATGCCGAGTTAGAAGGAAAACATATAGTCAGCTATATCAACAGTCCAGACGAATAATGTATAATGCAGGACGGGGTAAAGACTAAATCCTTTCGCCTCAGGAGAAAGATATCAAACGAACTCTATGCTAAAATATCAATTGGAGGTTTAGCTAACGGATAAAATTATGAGTAACAGTGAATCTCGAAATAGAAATAGTAATAGAGGAAGAAAGCCCAAGTTTGACTATACAAGCGAAGACTTTCTTTCTCTCGTAGAATCGTATGCTAAAAAGGGATTCACTGATAAGGAGATCGCTTTCGCTGTTGGCATCAGACCGGAAACTTTTTGTATCAAAAAGAATGAATACGCTCAATTATCACAAGTATTAGCGCGTGGGCGTGCGCTCGTAACATCCACTGTGCGGGCTAAATTCCTCGCTATGGCTCTTGGTGGCATCAAAACCAAAAGTACAGTAGTTAGAAAATTGCGTGATACAGAAGGAAATTTGACCGGTGAAGAGGAATTGCAGGTGAGTGAAAGTGAATTGGCTCCCAATCTTCAAGCCATGTCCGTTTGGTTGTATCATCATGATGAAGATTGGAGAAAGATTGAACGCAGACAAGATGAGGACGCTGATATTCCGACAGACATAGAACACGGTATCAGCATTGATTCGTGGATAAAAGACAAACTGAAATGATTGTACCTCAAGAAATATATCATCCATTATACACTGATACGGAGAAATTCATTATTCTCATTACCGGTGGTCGTGGCTCCGGAAAATCGTTCAATGCTTCCACCTTCATCGAACGTCTGACCTTTGAGCTTACTCCTGCTGAGAAGATAGTGCATCAAATTCTCTATACCCGCTACACGATGGTTTCTGCCGGTATGTCTATTATACCGGAAATGATGGAGAAGATAGACCTTGACGGAACAACCAAATACTTTAAGACTACCAAGACGGATATAGTCAATAAAATGACTAAGAGCCGTATCATGTTCCGGGGAATTAAAACTTCATCCGGGAATCAGACGGCAAAACTGAAATCCATCCAGGGCATTACGACTTTCGTCTGTGATGAAGCGGAAGAGTGGACGAATGAGGAAGAGTTCGACAAGATAATGCTTTCCATCCGTAAGAAAGGGATTCAGAACCGGATTATCATCATAATGAATCCGTGTGATTCCAACCACTTCATCTACAAGAAGTACATTGAGAAAACTCACAAGCTGGTAGAGATTGACGGAGTACAGGTGCAGATTTCCACTCACCCGAATGTGCTTCACATTCATACGACCTATCTGGATAACTTGGGGAACCTTTCACCGGAGTTCTTGAAAGAAGTGGAGGACATGAAGGCGAACAACCCGGATAAATACGCTCACGTGGTTATCGGACGCTGGGCTGACGTTGCGGAAGGCGCGGTATTCAAGAAGTGGGGAATCGTTGACGAGTTCCCGCAGGGATGCAAGAAGGTAGGCTTAGGTCTTGACTTTGGTTTCACCAATGATCCAACGGCAGCAATCCGGTGTGGAGTCATTGATAACCGCCTATATCTTGATGAAGTAGACTATCGAACAGGATTATTATCATCCGACATTGTTAAATCTATCCGTCCTTGGGGCTTAAAAACTATAGCAGATAGTGCAGATCCAAGAACCATTCAAGAGATTCACAACGGAGGTGTGAGGATATATGCTGTAAGTAAATACCCCGGCTCTGTTGTAGCGGGTATAGACAAGATGAAGGAATATGAAATATATATAACCAAACGCTCATATAACTTGCAAAGTGAGTTTAGGAAGTATATTTGGGCAAAGGATAAAGACGGGAACTATATCAACGAACCGGAAGATCACGATAATCACGGCATTGATGCTGCCCGTTATTATGTCTTAGGCGAACTCCTTGGCAAGATTCAGAAGCCAAAAGATTTAACAGGAATATTCACACATTAAAAGTATATAGCTGAGTCAAAAGTTTAGAAGAAATATTAGCATTACCCGACATTGGGCAGAAAATAAGCTACCTGAAAAAAGGTAGAAAAACTGAGCTTCCCGACCGTTGTAAGTTATGGGATGATTGGAATCCGGAACGCCATGAAATCATGACGGATAAGGAGAAGTATCCGGATAGAAAAGTACTTGAAAAGGAAGCGGAAAAGGTTTTCGATGAAAAGGCAGGCAAGACATATGAAGTCGAAGCACAATACAAGACCGAGCCAGTGAATCGTATTGCTATTCCTTTGGAGCAGGATATAGTAAACATTCAAACGGCTTTCACAGTAGGTACGGAACCGTCAATAGACTGTACGCCAACAGATGATGACGAAAAGAAATTACTCGATGCGGTCAAGTCCGTATTCAAGTCCAACAAAATCAAATATCAGAACAAGAAGATTGTCCGTGCCTGGCTTGCCGAACAGGAAGTAGCCGAGTATTGGTATGCAACCGATGATGATTCATTCTGGGCTAAGTTTTGGAAGAAAGTAAAGACTTCTTTTGGTGGCAAGGTAAAGCCTATCAAGAAGCTGAAAAGTGTGCTGTGGTCTCCATTCCGTGGGGATAAACTCTATCCGTTCTTTAATGATGAAGGCGATTTGGTCGCTTTCTCCCGTGAATATAAGAAGAAGCTCATGGATGATTCGGAGATCACCTGCTTTATGACTATTACGGACAAAATGGTTTACCAATGGGATTTGTCTAAAGGATATGAGGAAAGAACGCCATTCGCTCATGGATTCTCCAAACTGCCAGTTCTCTACGCTTACCGTCCCGAACCTTATTGCAAGAAGATAAAGACCTTCCGTGTCCGGTTGGAGAAACTCTTATCCAATTATGCCGACTGCATCGACTATCATTTCTTCCCCTTACTGAAATTGATTGGTGATGTAGAGGGATTCATGGGTAAGGTCAAGGACAGAATGGTAAAACTCACCGGAGAGGGTGCGGATGCCCAATATCTGACATGGAATCAGGTTCCAGATACGGTGAAGTTCGAAGCTGAAACGCTTACAAACATGGCTTATGATATGTCGAATACTCCGAGGATTTCCTTTGAAACGTTGAAAGGTGTAGGCAGGGCTTCTGGAACTGCCTTCCGTTTCATGTTTATGGGTGCGCACATGGCGGTAGAAAACCACGGGGAGGTTATCGGTGAGTTTTTGCAACGGAGGGTTAACTTCCTTACTTCTGCTTTGGGGGATGTCAATCCAGCGGAGTTTGGCAGGGCTTCCAAGACAATTGACATAGATACCGAACTTGTTCCGTACATGATTGACGATTTGAACGATAAGGTGACTACTGCCGTTTCCGCTGTCAGTGGCGGCATCTGGTCGACACGCGAGGGAATCATGTTTGCTGGGAACGCGGACAGAGTAGAGGAAGAACTTTCTGAAATCAAGGATGAACAAGCGGCAAAGAATGAGCAAATCGGAAATAAAGGACAGAAAAACGCTTCTTAGTCAGAAAAAATACGGGGTTTATAATTTTATGATAAGAAAAATAGGACATTTAGCGGTAATTCTTCGGAGTTGCCGCTATTTTTGTGTATAGCTCTAAAATATTTATAAAAAAGTTGCTCAACTGATAAACTTTTGCTATCTTTGTTTTATGAAACGAAAGATAATAGCATACGAAAACTACTATAAAGACTTTTTCGATACCTTAAACAAAGGTGCTCAAGAAAAAGTGTTGTACGGTTTGCTCATGTTAAAGACCATAGATAGACTATCCACTAAATATGTGAAGTCTATTAAAGACGGTCTGTTTGAGCTAAGAATTGAGTGGCAAAGTAATATTTATCGGATTTTCTTTTGTTTTGATGAGGGACAAATTGTTATATTATTCAATGGCTTTCAGAAGAAAACACAGAAAACACCCGATAAAGAAATAGATAAGGCATTAGAACTAAAGAAAGAATATTATGAGCGAAAAAGAACTAAAGATGTTTGATGTCGATGCGCAATTAGATACTGTATTCGGCAAAGAAGGAACCCCGGAGCGTAAAGCTGCTGAGGATAGAGCTAATGCTTTCTTTACAGGTCAACTCATTGAGGAAGCCAGGAAGAAAGCGAATATGACACAGGCGGAGCTTGCTGAGAAGATAGGAACTAATAAATCTTATATTTCTCGTGTTGAAACAGGGAGAACGGAACCTAAAGTTTCTACTTTTTATCGTATTGCTTCCGCATTGGGGTTGAATGTTGAACTAACTCCTGTTGTGTAACTGTTATGATAGATGTTAGAGAATTAAGAATAGGTAATTATGTATATCTGTTTAAAAGTACTGCACTGTATAAGATAACAGAAATAGGATATAGTGAAATTGAGGTAGATAGATATGAAGCGAGTGGAATATCATCAGAAGCGGTATTTCGTACCTATGTAGAGAACCTTAATCCTATTCCTCTCACGGAAGAATTATCGTTGAAGTGTGGACTTGAACCTCATTATTTTGGAATCAAAACATATTATAATCCGTTATTAGAGTTGGATCATGATTTTAAATTAATGGGAGTTGATTACAACATACAAGTGAGATATTTACACCAACTTCAAAACCTGTATTTTGATTTGGGAGGTAAAGAATTAGAAGTAAATCTGTAGATATTATTATTTTACTATATTTTAGGCGTGATTCCATTCGGTTTCACGCTTTCTTTATACCATTTTACGACAATCGTTTTATTGTCGTATATCACCTATCTGATTATTTCTCATCTTCTTTATTAATAACGAAATTTACCGTAGAAATTTATAAATCAAATTCATACGGTATGACAATCTTAGAACAAATCTTGGCAGGACTGCAACAGAAGTTTACTGGGGCAGATACTGCTATTCTCACCCGAATTGCCATTAAAAAGGCAGAGGGCGTAACGGACGAGACAAAGGTAAACTCCATTGTTGAGGGCATCAGCTTTTCGGACGTGTTAAATTCCTATGGTGATTTCCGTGCCGGGGATGCTTCAAAAACGGCAGTGACTAACTACGAGCAGAAGCATAACCTTAAAGACGGTAAGCCAGCCGAGACTACCACGCAGCAGCAAACTACGGAACAGCAACCGGATATGGCAAAAATCATTGCAGACGCAGTGAGTGCAGCCGTAAAACCACTTTCCGATAAGCTCACTCAATTTGAGACAGAAAAGTTACAAGCAACTCGGCTGGAACAGATTCTTGCCAAGGCTAAGGAATATGGTATTCCCGAATCACAAGCAAAGCGTTATGCGATTTCCGATGATGCAGACTTAGATACTTATTTCAAGGATGCAAAGCAGGAATTGGCAAATGTTGGCTTTAGTGGTGTAATTCCTCCTGAATCAGCAGAAATAAAGATAGAGAAGGAAGCTGAATCTATCGCGAATATGATTTCAGAGGGAACAAAAACTATTGTTGAATCTAAAAAGTAAAATTTATGGCAGCAGGTACTAAGTATAACTTGACCCCGGAATACAAACCGGAAGAGTTCTACCGTGTTGAGACGGGTGTCAGAAAGAGCGGACCGTGGAAGTTGGATATTACCAACCTTGTAGTAGGTTCTGTCCTTCCTGTATTCACACCTGTACAAGCGGACTTGAAGAAACGAACACTCGTTCCCGTCCGCAATGTGAAAGTGGTTGAAGTTTATACCACAGGAGATTCTAATCTCACCATCAAGGTGGCAAAAGATTCTTTGGCTTATCAGGGTATGTTCATCGGAAGCGGAAAGAAAGGCGCAGAGGTAGTATCTATCGACAGGTCCAACAAGGACTATGATGTATTAACCATCAAAGCAGCTTTCGGAGAAAATATCGCAAAGGATGCGGTTCTTTTCGAAGCTACTGCTGTGGGTGGAACAGTGAAAAAGAACACTGCAAACTTCGTCCTTTACGATGCGAAGAAAGTTGAGAGCGATGGAGCAGTTCTCTGCACTCTCTTGATGCAAGCCTATGAGGTGAAGGAAAGCAAGTTGGTTATTCCGATCCATGAGCTGGATAAGGTGGAATTGACAAACCGTTTCCAGTTTGAGTATTAATCATTAAAAGTTTAGATATGAATTTGACCATACAAACTTTATTTACAGATCCCGCAATTGTTAAGGCGATTATTGACCGTGTGCTTCAATTAAGGTTGGATGCAATCTACTGGAAGCAATACGGAGACTTCTTGGAAACCAAAACCCGTGTTTTCAAGACTTATCTTGGGACAGTAACGGGTGTTGTCGCCGGTTCCATCCTGGGTAAGAATGACCAAAAGCCCATTCGCGAAAGACGTAGCCTTGGAAGCGGTTATACCGAAATTGCTTATTTGGGGACCGTTATCAAATGGATATTGAGCGTCTGTCGCAGCTACAGGACATCATCGACAAGTTCAATGCTGCAAATACGGCTGAACAAAGCACGATTTTGCAGGAGATTATCGACTTCATCGTTGATGACTATCGTCAGATTCTGCTTGCCCCGCACAAGCGTATGGATATTATCGTTCCTGAATTGCTAATGACCGGTAAGGCGCAGGTTCATTTGGCTGACAATAAAGAGAACATCGAACTTCTCGATATTGAGTTGCCGTTCCACTTCTTGACTCCGGAAGCAGCAGTAAAAGAAAAGTTTATCTCTTACTTGCAACAGGAGATTCAGAAATTGAAAGCTAAATACGGAGTGTTCTCCAAGATGATTATGTCCCGTGGCACATTCATGAAGAACATTGTAGGTGCTTCCGAGTTCGGTGACAAGTTCAAGATGATTCTCGGTGAACGTGAGTTCTTGGTTAACGCAGGATTGGTGACTGACCAGATGGCATCCAGTGTATTTATGGGAATCGGGCTTCCTGCAATTGAGATCAAGGAGGATTACGTAGAGAATCAGAACGGGGAAAACGTACAGGTTTACGCTGACAACCGTATCACCCTGTTGCAGACAGACAAGGTGATGAAGATGCGCCACCATAAGCCGTATGTTATGACCGATCCAGTTCCTGGGCGTTCTTATAATGCTTCCGAGGGCCAGATGTCTGTTTGTAACTATCGTGACGAAGAAGGTCGATACATGGAGTACACCGCTGAGTGGATTCCTGAATTTACTTCTCCGAATAAGATTGTGAATTTCGATTTATCAACCATGAACGCTGTCCCGGAGGGATAAGGAGGATTATATGAAGATTAAAGTGATTGATATTTTCCGCGACAAGTTTACTGGTGAAGTGTACAATCCGGGTACAATCCTCGATTTTGAAGACGAAACCCGCGTGAAAGACCTTTCGGAACGCAAACTTGCCGAAGTTATCGAAGAGAAGAAAGCCTCTAAGGGGATTGTTCTCTTCGAACAGGAGTTTGAAAAGAAAGACGTTGTAGAAGCATTGAAGTCTATCGGTGTCTCTGTAACTGCAAATATGAGAGAGGGAACACTTCTTTCTAAAGCGGGAGAACTGGACGAAGAAAAGACTTCTGCTTTGAAAGAAGCATTAGGTATCGAGTGATGACGGTAAACGACTACATAAAACAGAAGTTTCAGACCTTCGGCATTCAGTTGTCGGAAGCTGACCTTTTGGATATGTGTCTGAACTCGAAGATAAGCGGAGAGGATGAGATGAGCGAAGATTGCTACGATCGTGTCTCTGTGGCAATTGCGAAGTTCATCCCCTCTCTATTACTCCGTGCCACGTCAATCAGTGAAAGCGGTTTTTCTATGTCTTGGAATCTTGAAGAGATAAAGCAGTATTATTCTTTTCTCTGTAAACTGTACGGATTGAAAGACGAATTGAGTAACAAACCCAAATGTACCTTCTTATGATATTCGCTCCACACATATTGCAGGTTAAGGTGATTAAACCAATGGAAAAGGATGAGTTCGGAAGACCTATTCCCGGTACCGGTGGTGAAAGCTGGCAGGATGTATGCAAGTGCCGTTGTGATGATAATACTACCAAAGAGTTTTCATCTGATAACGGCTCTGTATATCGCCCTAACTATCATGTAGTATGTGAGAAGAGAATTACTGTCAAAGCTGGCGATGAAGTACGTTGCATGGCTGGTGATGGCGTGAGAGGTCAAGGTGAGGTTTACACTGTAAAGAATACCAACTACTTTAACAATTCGGAGTTATGGATGTAGATGCGGATTTCTCGGATGTTGACCAGTTCTTTCGAGACGGAGAATGGGAAGTTGAAAAGAAGATGATTGATGTGGGTGATGAAGCCGTGAAGTACGCAGAGGAAAATGGCGATTATCAAGACCACACGCTGACTTTGAGAACATCCAATGATTATGATGTTGATAAAGACGGTTTGACACTGAAAAACGAGGCGGAATATGCTTCATTCGTGGAATCAAAAGGTTATGATGTTTTGAGTGGTGCCGCTTTGTTTGCGGAGAAACGATTAAAAGAAGAATTTGAATGATAGTAACTACTGATATAGGAAATATTCTCTATCGGGATTGTAAAGCTTTCGGAATAGACGTTGTACCATCTGGTGAAACATTGGTCGGTGAATTGACTTCCGAAAGAATTGTCATCCATACAAAGAAACAGCAGCCGGGGACTTATTGGAAGAAATCTTTCGTAGAAGTAAATCTTTGCGTTCCTGATTTAGGAGAGAACTCCGCCAATTCTATACGCTTGGGAGAACTCGAAAGACAAGCTATGGTGGTATTAAGGAGTACAGGTTTCTATAACGGTTCTTTCTATCGTTATTCAATCTATAGTATAGGTACGGAAGTGGATACTGCGTTGAAGTATCATTATGTGAATGTTAGTGTTTTAGTTGAAATTTTAAATGTTAGATAATTATGGCAGAGAAAAAGAAAATTGTTGTTGTAAACCTACAGAAATTGGAGGTTGCACCCGTTGGAGCGGATGGGGCAGAAGGTACAGTATTTGAAGAAGTTCCGGTAGTTCATGAGGATACTTTCACCTATGAGGACGAAGATCCGGAGGTGAAAGATTACAAAGACGTTTCTGGTAATATTTACTATTCGTCTAAAAAGCCGGGGGCTATTCGCGTGAACGCCTCGATAGGTATGTATGATCTGGGAACTAAAGCAAAGTTCCAGGGAGGCAAATACACTGATGGAACAGCTAATACCGCTGGAACATGGGAGCGTGCCGATCAAGTGGAAAATAAGGAGTTTACTGTTCGTGCTACCACCGAAGATGGGGTAAGGATAATTTTCCCACGTGCCGGTGTTTCTGCGTCTGGTAAAGCTAATGAAAAAGCGATCGGCTTAGCCCTTGTTTTTACAGCGTTGAAACCAACCAAAGCCGGTGCCCCTATCGAACGCTGGGAAGATGGGGAAGAAGCCGTTCTGCAGGGATAAGTTAATAATGAGGGTGAGCAATCACCCTCTAATTTTATAAGCCATGAATGAAGCAGTAAAAAATATCTCAGATTTGCTTTCTGGAACTTATGGAAAGACGATTGTTGTTGGAGGAAAGGTTTATATAATCAAAGCCCCGACTATCAAAGTGATAATGAGAGCTACCCGATATTTGAGTAAAGTTCATTTACCAGAAAATGGTACTGTACAGGAATTGATGGAGATCGTTTCTGGTAATTTGGAAAATATCGTTAAAGGGCTTTCCTGCTTGGTAACGGGTGATGTTACGGATTATCAAGAAAGAGCAGAAAGTGTCCAGCGTCAAATGCTTTCGGGCTCTAAAGAAGAATTATTACAGGCGTATTTTGTGGCTTTTGAATTAATTACTGGACGTGATTTTTTCGCAGTCTGCCAGTTTGCGATGGAACTGGCAAATCTAACAGTAAGACCCGAATAGCAGGAGGTGATACCATCGTTGGAAGTATTACCTTATTCATGGAAAATTTACATCTTTCTTACAAGGAAGTATATGAGGAACTTCCTTATCTTCTTTTGCTCTTGATGAGTGCTGATAAACCGAATGCTGTCTACGAGGAGGAGAAGGTTGAAATAAAGAAAATGTCGGGAAAGGACCTTATGAGACAAAAGAGGGGTATATGAATCTATTTTACGACAATGCTTTCATTGTCACATATCCTTTCATTTAAAATTCTCTCACTTTATTTTCCTAATGTACTTTTACCCAAAACATTAATGTATGCCCAGATTAGCGTTCCACATAGAAGCAGACTATCAAAAAGTCATTAGGCTGCGTGAGGAGATAGATAAGTTGAAATCTACTATTTCCGGGATGGATGGAGATACTTCTCCGGCTACTTTTCGTGCGATGGAAGTCCAATTGGCTAAAAATACGAAAGAATTAGATTCTCTTGTCACTTCCGCAGTGCGTGCTGGAAACGAGATTAACCAGAATTTCAAGAAGCAAATATTTGATGCTTCGCAAGCTGTAAACGAGTTTTCAGAAAAGATAATTGCTCAAAAAGCAGTTGTTAAAGATATTGAATCTGATATCAAACGCTTAGGAGATGCTTACCGGGTAGCCTTGAAGAGAAACCCTATGGCTGCAAGTAGCAAGTTAGAAGAGTACAATGCCGCACGTAAGGCTTTAGACGAGGAAAAGGTGGCTTTATTTGGACTCACCCAGCAACAAGCGGAAGCACGCCTTTCCGTAAAGAAGCTCCGGGATGAATATGCACTCTACAAAGGTGATGCTAAAGAGATGGTAGATAGCAATAACGGTATCGTTATATCCTGGAAGAAGGCATTGGCTGTTATTGGTGGTGTTGCTGCCTTAAAGCAGTTCGGTTCCGAGATGCTTCGTGTACGTGGCGAGTTTCAGGCTGCGGATACTGCCATTCAGACTTTATTAGGCAATAAGGAAAAAGCTGACGCTTTAATGAAACAGGTACGCGAATATGCAAAGATTTCCCCTTTGGAGTTTTTGGATGTCACAAAAGCGACACAGATGATGCTTGGTTTTAACATCGAAGCCGAGAAAGTTCCTAAGTTTATTTCTGCTATCGGTGATGTGTCTATGGGAGAAAGTGGAAAATTTAACTCATTAACATTAGCATTTTCCCAAATGTCAGCAGCAGGTAAGCTAATGGGGCAAGACCTTAACCAGATGATTAATGCCGGATTCAACCCGTTACAAATAATGGCGGACAAGACGGGCAAATCCATTTCTACTCTCAAAGATGAAATGTCTAAGGGGGCTATCTCCGCAGAGATGGTTCAACAGGCGTTCATTGATGCGACTTCGGCAGGTGGAAAGTTTTACAATATGTCTGAGAATGCGTCAAAAAACATCAACGGTCAGCTATCCATGATGCAGGATGCGATGGATTCTGTATTCAATGAATTAGGGCAGAAATCGGAAGAGGTTATTATGAGCAGTATTCAGATGACTACCTCTTTGATCGAGAACTATGAGACGATAGGAAAGATGTTAATTGGGATGATTACTACTTATGGTGTATATAAAACCGTTTTGATAGCCAATATTGCATTAACTCATAGTTGGGCTGTTGCTGCAAGGACAGATGCGGCCGCAAAAGGAATCCAAACAATTGCAATAAAAGCGCAAACTGTCGCTCAATTGGCTTTAAATACGGCAATGAAAGCTAATCCCTATGTTTTAGTGGCAACTCTAATTACAGGAACTGTGGCTGCAATGTGGGCTTTTCATGACAGCACAACCGCTGCCGAGAAAGCCCAAAAGCAACTTAATAAAGAACAAGAAGAAGCCGCGCACAGGAAACAGGAACTTGCCTCTAAAACGGACAGTCTGATTTCAAAAATAAATAGTGAGACAGAGTCTGTTTATTCACAGGTCAAAGCGTACAAAGAACTTATAAAACTATTTCCCGAACTTGGGAATATGAGTTTTGAAGAGTTTAAGAATTTGTCTCAAAATCAGCAGAAGAAGATACTCTTCAATATTAATGATAATAGAGAAATAAACGATGCTGTTAAGGCTTATGAAGGTGATTTGAAAAGAATAGAGTATATTAAAAAGTCTATATCCAGTACTGTTGCACTCCCTAATAGCGGATTAGCTGTTTCTAAATTAAATAAACAACTTGAGACGGCTAATAATCTTGCCAAGCTCCACAAAGAAGAGATCGACAGGATAAAAGAGGCTCAATGGGAAGCCAATACCCCGGTCGAAGAGAAGGTCAAGCATTATGAAGATGTGAAAAAACGTCTTGTCGAGGAAAAGGATGAGCTTGAAAAAACTTTAACAAAATCAGAAGATATAGTTTCTGTGTGGATGGGTGTGCCTGATATCATTAATGGCATCAAGTTGAATACTCTTAATACGCGGATAGATGAGACGACAGGGAAGATAAACTCCCTTATGGGGAAAGATGTTTCGGTTGTCAAGAATAAATCTTACTGGGAAAAGAAGAAAAAAGAAGCTGAAGCCGCTCGTGATGCTTTAGCTGTTTCTGAGAAAAATTCCGAGGATTGGAATAAATATACTCGTGAGATTCAGCAAGCACAAAAAGAGATCTCTAAATATGATACAACAGGTAAAGCAGAGAACGAGATCAATAAACGTTTGAAGCTTCAACAAGAACTTAACCGTTCTGTTCTTGATAGCGAACTAAAGCTCCAAGTCTCCCGTATCTCCGCGATGGAAGACGGTAAGGCGAAGCGTCTCGCTTTAGCTCAGCAAGAAACAAAAGATACCATTGCCTCCATCCAAAAAGAGAAGAAAGAGTACCAGAGGAAGATCAAAGAAACAAAAGGTAAAGAAGATTCCACAGTCCTCACGACCTTCGATAACCGTGAGTTGGCTGCCAAAGCAAAGGAGAAAGCGGATATCGCCCATATAGAGAAAGAGTATGCTGAAGAGTACAAACAGCGGACAAAGACTCTCACTGATGTTTTTCTAAACGAAGAAGAACGCAAACTCTCTGCCATCAAAACCCGGTATGCAGAAGAGCGTAAGTGGGCTGACCAGCAGCTGAAGACTGGTGGTATGACAAAAGAGGAGCACACTTCATATACAGTGAATATCGACAAAGCCCAACAACAGGAAACTTACCGTTCCCTACTTAATAATCTGAATGACCACAAGCAGAAGGAAAAAGACCTTAGGAATAAATGGGACACAGATATCAATGCAGCAGTAGAAAGCAAAGACGCTTATCTGGTAGCAAAGCTCATGGAAGGTAAACAAAAGGCATTATCCTCTCTGAATAGCCAGATGCTTCAAGAGTCAGATGAATGGCAGCAGTTATTCGGAAACTTAGATAACCTAACTGTTGAGCAGTTGGAGAAACTGAGTGCCACTATTAAGAAGAAGGCTAAGAATCTTGATCTGAAGCCTATTGACATGAAGGCTGTAACAGACAACCTGAAAGAAGTGGACGAACTAATCAGGTCAAAGAATCCGTTCAGCCTGCTATCTAAGCATCTGAAAGAATACAAGACTGTCGAGGATGAGACCACGAAGAAGAATACTCTTAAAGAGATGTTCCGTGATGCCGCTGCCTCTATTGACGCGGTAAAGGATAGCTTTGATGCCGTGATAGGTGGGCTTGAGGACATAGGGCTGGCTGGTGACGAGGCTACTCAACAGCTGCTTGGTGATATCTCTAATCTTATGGGGGTATCCAGTCAGTTAGCGACCAGCATCGCTTCCACTAATCCTGTCGGTATTATACAGGGTAGTATTGGAGTCCTTACCTCTGTGTTCAATATTTTCAACAATGATAAACGACATGAAAAGAAAATAGAACGTATACAAGAACAGATTGATGTCCTAAATAAGTCATACGAGAAGCTGGGTAATGAGATCGAAAAGGCCTATTCAAAGGACGCTTCCAAAATGATCGACCAGCAAAACAAACTCTTAGAACAGCAAAAAGTCCTTATCTAGCAGCAGATCCGCGAAGAGCAGGACAAAAAGAAAACAGACAAGGACCGTATCAAGGAATGGCAGAACCAGATAGACGAGATCAACAATACCATCGCTGACAACAAGGAAGCCGGTAAAGATGCCATCTTTGGAGAGGATATCAAATCTGCTATTGACAATTTTGCCCAAGCTTATGCTGACGCATGGGCAGCTGGTGAGGATAAAGCTGAGTCAGCGAAAGACCTTGTTCGGAAGATGATCAAGAACATGATCCAGGAATCTATCAAGGCGGCTGCTTCCGACCCCATGAAGGAGATTCGGGAAAAGCTGCTTGAGTTCTGGTCTGACGATTATATCAGCGATTGGGAACAGGACTACCTCGACCGGAAAGCACAGGATCTTGTCGATAAGTTGGATAAGCAGTTTGGCTGGGCTGACAAGTATTTCAAAGAAGACAAGGAAGAAGAAGATGTTTCCGATAATTCGCTGAAAGGCGCGTATGCCAAAGCATCTCAAGAAAGCATCGACCTGCTGGCCGGTCAGACCGGAGCCGTCCGTGTCCTGCTGGAGGACATTAGAGGAAGCATGCAGCCGATCCGTGAACAAATGAAGCTGATCTATGATATGCAGTCCAGAGGTTGGGAAGACGTGAAAGCCATCCGCGAATTATCCGACAAGGTGGAAAAGAATACCGACCGGATCGCCGAGAATACGAGAGAGATCAAAGATGTTGCCGGTAAGATATCGGAAAACACCAGAGGCACGGTTGATGCCCTGGAAGGTACTATTAACGTAAAAGTAAAGATGTAACATGGACAAAGAGTTTTTTGAGATCGCAAACCGGTTAGGTGCCTGTAGGTTGTTGCATGGCACGGAAAGTAAAGAAGAGCTTATGCACCTTTTGCTGACACCGCAGGGTACGGAGTTCTGTACGAAGAATAATTTCCCGTCTATGGAACAATTGCGGGAGTTCCGGGGCGTAAAAGCCGAAAGCATGGGAATCTATATCGAGACAGACGTGGAGCTGACGAATCCGGTGAAGGTATTCCTGGCTGGCTCCAAGGCAATCCTTCATTTTGACACGATCGGCCGCTACAACGTGATCCTGATGCACGGGGCGGAGGCCGAGATCCATGCGAGTAACTATGCCGTGGTGTTCGTAAAAAATGCCGGCGGTAAGGTAATAACTCATAAGGACCATACAGCACGTATATTATGACAATAGACGGAAAAGACATATATACCGAATGGGGATGTAAGTTATTGGAAGGTTCTTTTGATGATCTTCTGAAATACCCCAAACGAGGGACGGTCAAATATAACGACTGGGCGGAAGCTGACGGGATCGATCCCGATCTGTCGGTCGTGGAGTTCGAACCTAAAACCGTCAAGTTGAAATTCTTCATGAAGGCAGAAACGCTTGAGCAGTTTTGGTCCGGGTATAGGAAGTTTGTTGCTGATCTGTCCGCGCCGGGTTATCGGGAATTCAATCTTATTGCCGGTATGACCAACCGCTTACGGTTCAATGCAGGCTCTTCTCACGAACAACCGGTACCGTTTAATGCAGGGGAGAGCATATCAGCGTTTGAACTTTCTTTTGTAGAGGACAACCACGCCATTTATCCGGCAACTCCGGCCGGCGGTATCGGGCTTCGCGGGCTGTATGCGATCAACGGGATAGACTTTGCGGACTTCGGTATAGGATCGGACGATAGCCAGGAGGACATCTTGAAATATCCTGCTGTCAAGGCGCCGTTCACCGATGGCCGTACGGTAGACCTTTCGACAATCAAAACCCAGCATCGGGAAATAAAACTGTCTCTTTGGATGCTGGCCGGCAGTGTGGAAGAGTTTCTGAATAACTACCGGGCGTTCTTTAGCCGGATATCCGGTGTAGGAAATCAGGAATTATATATTAAGACGTTGGAGGGCATCATTCAGGTGTACTATACGGATTGTCCATCCTTCTCTGTGGAGGTTTGGCGGGAGAACCGGATAGGGGTGAGGTTCACTATTTCTGTTGTTGCTCCCGTTGTGGGCTGGATAGATGCCGGCGGTGATGTTCGTTACCGCGTGCTGAAAGATACAGACTTAGGGTTATTGGCAGATGAACAAGGTAGAATAATAGTTTTCAATTGATATGGCAGAAGAATTAGAAATAATCAGGGCGAATCTGCTTCCGGCAGCCGGAACGATCACCGATAATGATATGATCCTGATCATTCAGGGTGGAAGGCCTAAGCGTGCTTTGCCCTCTGCAATGAAAGGGAAACAGGGTGATCCCGGCCTCAGTGTGTTTTTAGGGGTAAACGATAAAGATATCCTTTGGAAACAAGGGGCGAATGGGGCATGGCAGAATCTGTTGGAAATAGAGAAGCTTCGTGGGCCGAAAGGAGAGAAGCCTATCTTTCGAAAGTTGAACGGTACGCTTCAAATGAAATACGAAGGTGAGCCGGATAGTGCATACGTGGATATTTTCGACCGTGAAGAATTGAAAATGAAGTTT